ATGGATTCAAGAACTTCCATAGCTTCACCGCGGCATGACCGGAGCCTCTCGGCTCTGTCATCCTAACAGAGTCGGAGGCGCGGTCATGCCGCGGTGAAGCTATGGAGGTTCTTGAATCCATCCAAGAACGGCACTATACTGAAGGTGCCACTACCGTGATAACCAGGATGTTACCTGATTACACGCCGTCGGTTACCAGAGTGCTGGGTTTACGGTATCTTACACATGTCTATACAAAGACACGTATGGGTACCAAGAATCCCAACTGGCGAAAGGCTATTAAGGCCCTACAAGAGGCCGGAACACCTTATTCGCTAGTAACCACTAACTGCAAAAACGGATTCGTGCACTACCGAGCTGAATTGAAAGCCGGTTACCCCTATGTAGGTATTACAACCCTACTAGAGGAATATGCACGTGAACACTTTTGGGTTCAATCCGAGGTAGCAGAGCTTTCCTCTAAGGCCTATGAAACAGCCTTGGGCAATTTCCTTAAGAACGCTTCAGAGGCTACTGCCCCATTTAAGGGCATGACGTTTCTTGGCGAACTAAAGGAAACCCTGAAAATGATTCGAAACCCGGCTGCCTCGCTTCGCGACGGTATCAGCGCATACATCAAACGCGCCCGTCGTCAAACGCGTAGGTATAAGGGACCCAAGGTGAGAAAGGTACTCACCGACCTGTGGTTGGAATCCGTCTATGGATGGAGGCCACTCATATCCGACATCGCATCTGGTGTAGAAGCCTATAAGGCTCTACGCGAGAAGCGGGATACTGAGAGAGTCGTCGGCAGGTCATTTGACAGCTGGACGACGACACCTTCGCGTACTGCCATCTACCTTGATGGCGGCAACTACGGAAGGGTAATCCTTGTTAGGACAGTGTCTAAGGTCGATAGAGTCTCCTTTAAAGGTGTCTGTCTTACTCAGTTCAATGAGGAAGACTGGCAAATGGGAGCGGCCGAGGGTGTGCTAAAGACGTGCGGGTTTGATCTCACTGAGTTCATCCCAACCGTCTGGGAGCTGATCCCTAATTCCTTTGTCTTCGACATGTTTACTAATGTCGGCGACATTCTTACTGCCATTCACGGAATGCAGGCGAAATTCGTCTGGTATTCGTGTGGCAGAAAGACCACTTGTACTGGCGTCCAGTCTTATCAACCGGACGACGCAGGTCTTGCGAAGCTTGTGGTATATCCGAATGGATCGCCACGTGCCTCGTTCAACTCCTTCTACTCAACCGACTCATCCTGTGAGAAGGTCATCGTGTCGAGGAGCATCCCTGAACTGCGCTTACCCGCGCTCCAGTTGGAGTTACCGGGTAAGCCTTTTCAGTGGGCCAACCTTTTAGCTCTTGCGAGCCAAAAGCTTAAGTAGTAGTCGGCGTCACTACTCCCGTCGTGACGTTGTCTTAAATCCTTTTCAATTGGGAGTACTATGTTTAATCCATCCTCGCCGATTACCGGCGCGGCAGTGTCCGGGCTTACTAGCCCGACATACACCATCAGCGCCGACCAGGGCCCTACCCCCGCTGCAAAGCAGTATGCGGTTACGGGTCTTGGCGGTACCCAAGCTGGTGTGACTGCTCATTCCCTATCGTCACCATTTACCCTTACCATGTTTCGCCCTGCGAACATCAAGGTTTTGGGCCAGCCTGGTCCTAACGGACAAGTCCGAGCATTTCCGAAGAATGTCTTCGAGGTGCTCACTCGGAAAGGCGTAAACGTGCTGGCGAACCAGCCCGTTCAGACAGCGTTCATTCGCTCGTCGTTCTCCTTCCCAGCTGGAGCAGACAGTTATGACGCCGTGAATCTCAAAGCGGCTATCTCTGCGCACATCGGTTTGATCTGGCAAATTGCCCAGGGCATTACCGATACTACGCTAACTGGTACGCTCTAGTGTCCGTCCGGACGAATAGAGGTGAGATAGGTCAATCTTCCCACATGGGGGCACGAATATGGGCAATAGTTCTGTTCTTTGGCATCTCCTTGCTAGCGATATTAGGAATGCTCTGGGTACTCGCAGCTGTCGCATTGGATGTGAAAGTCCTGATGCAAACAGCCCAGACGCCCCAGGGTTATCTCCACGAGAGTATGCCTGTGCAGCCTTACTACGATCAATCGTCAAGAAGTTCCAAGACGAGATAGACCGTGATGCGGCAGACAGCGCTGCGTTTGCCAAGTTTTCCGAGGCAAATGCAGCATGTTCCGGGCAGTTTGAGCTCAATGAGGGCGAGCTCGGTCCCTACGATGAAATCATCCTTGGTCAGTTCCGTCAGGAGATGTATAACTTCTTTACTCCTGCTGGATACCCCTTGTTAGACCTAGCCCCGATAGAGGCGAACGTCGATGTAGGTCCGGGTTCCACCCCTTACTTAGAGGATACCTCCTTTATCGCCAAACTTGGCGAAGGTTACCTCACAAGCAGTAATAGCTTGCTGGTCGAGTTGTATGATCAGTGGGCGCGGTCGGATCCGAAACGCCTTGACATGGAGTTAAGCCGAAGTCTGAGGTACGGTTCACCGTTCGCTAGTTGCGAAGCAGTTCGTATTACCCCCGTTCCGAAAACCGCTAAAATCTCGCGGCTCGTGAAAGTCGAACCCTTGCTGAATATGTTCTTTCAGAAAGGGATCCAGCGCGTACTCGAGCGAAGGCTCAAGGAGTGCTTCGACATTGACCTGGCTATTCAACCAACTCGGAATTCTGAGTTGGCGAGGCTTGGTTCTTTAGTCGGGGAACCTGACCCCTTTGCTACTATCGATTTAAGTAGCGCCTCGGATTATATCTCCTACGAATTTGCAAAGACCTATGTACCAAGAGCCTCCATGATGTGGCTTGAAAGCACTAGGTCTAAGTTTGCAGTCATTGGGGATTCGACTGACGGTACTGTCTGTCAGCTAAACATGTTAGCGACAATGGGAAACGCATGGTGCTTTCCCTTCCAAACAGCCGTCTTCGCGTGTGCAGTAGTAGCCGTCTACAAGTGTCTCGGGCTTCCTCTAACTAAAGAGGCTCGTACACTAAAGTGGCATATCGATGAAGACTCCGGAGAGGTCACCTCCTTTAAGTGGGAAAGACCGCTAACGCCGATGAATTATGGCGTGTTCGGGGACGATATTGTCGTTCGAGATTGTGCCTATTGGCCGGTTATACGGCTTCTAAAGGCCCTCGGCATGAAGCCGAATGTGGAGAAATCCTACAACTCGACGTCGGGTTACTTTCGGGAATCCTGCGGTACCGACTGGTATGTTGGTACAAACGTCCGTGGCGTATATTGCAAAAGCCTTAAGACGATGCAGGATAGGTATGTCTTGATCAACTCCTTGACCGACTGGTCAGCCACCCATAATGTGCCCCTAACGGAGACAATCAAGTGGCTGGTTAGTCGTGTGCGAGTGACACCTGTGCCGGTCTGGGAGAACCCAGATGCGGGTATACGGATGCCATTACGCGCAGTCGACCGCAAGCACATCAAAGTGTGCGGACACCAGGAGAAGGACGTTAAGTTCTGCGGCTCAGTACTTGAGACGCTGAATCGTCTTTCGGTTAACTACCAGGGTTCCTACCTGTATCAATGTTGGTGGGCACCTCCTGTTCAATGTCAGGTCGATACCGAGGAAAGCTTTAACAAGTCGGGCTACGGTAACTCCGCAGCTCTGCTTATAGCGGCTTCTCGAGGCATACTAAGGGGAGGTAAGAACATCACCAGGAAACACGGTGATCGGGTCTCTTACCGTAAGTTGTGGAAGGTTGGTCCGAGTTGGGATCATCCGGCCACTGGAAAGGTCCGCGGAGCGGACGCTGTTCTGTGGTATCAGATGGCAACGGGATACTTTAGCAAGGAAACTATCCTTGAGCCAGTAGTATTAACAACCCACGGGTAATTACCCGACCCAGGGCCGCGG